GATGATGAGCATGACCCGCATGTTGGGGAGTGCGACATATGCACCCGGCGGGGTCACAACTATGACGTGGAGAAGAAACCAAGGGCAAAGAAAGACTAATGTTTCGGAGTGCGGCATTGTCAACCTCCTTCAATGTCGCGGGAGCAGACCTTTCAGAGCGGTGGGGCTGTCTGCACGAGATACAGGAGCAAGACCATTTTCGTGAGGTTGCGCAAATGGTGAAATCACATATCGTTACATCACGATAAACGAACAGCATAGAGCGGGAGGCATGAGTGGGACGATACGAGGACATTCTTTGGTACTCATTCGGTGAGGACGTTAAAGAGGCGACAATCTTCCCGCTTGCGGACGTTCATCTCGGCGCAGAGGGCGCAGAAATTCAGGCATTCTATAAACTAATTGCGGAGATCGCACAGACGCCTAATGCGTACGTTACGCTACAAGGCGACCTGATCGACAATGGCACTCGCAACAGCGTGACGAATATCTTCAAGGCGACCATGCCGCCGTCACAGCAGAAACGGGAGATGGCAAAAGCGCTTGAGCCGATACGGGACAAGATACTGTGCATTCTTCCTGGTAATCATGAGCGTCGGAGCGGCAAAGATGCTGATGATGACCCGATGTATGATATAGCCGCTAAACTTGACCTTGAGGATAGATACCGCGAGGATATGGCGTTTATCCGCATAGCGCTCGGACGCAACCATACACGGTCAAGCAATGGCAAGCCATACAGTTACATGCTGGCATGTGTGCATGGAGCGGGCGGGGGCGCATTGCCCGGGGGCATGGTAAACCGTGCGGAGCGGTTCATGAACTCGATGGACGGCGTGGACGTGTTCATTCATGGGCATAGCCATAAACAGTATTGCTTGCGCGGGTCGAAATTGGTTGTTGACATACAAAACAAACGGGTGACAAGACGGCCAACGCTGACGATGTGCGCTGGTTCATGGCTTGGTTATGTGGGTTATCCTGTGGTCGGCCTATGTCCCCTACATCGATTCCAGGGGCAAATAAATTGCTTCTGTCTGGGACAAAATTCAGGTTTGAAGCGGTGGTGTAACAGACCTGCCGATGCGAGGGCGACCAGCACACTTTCGGGGGCGGGCAAGCCGTGAGCCTTTGATCACGGCGCATTATAGCCTATTAGCCGAAAGGCATTAGGGGCATAGACGGACTGTACATCCGATAGGGACGCAACCAATCCTGCGTCCCTTTTCTATGCCTATTTATTTTGCGGGATTGGGAGAAAGGATTGGAGTATGGAGATTATCACACAGGCAAGCAACCTGCCAACAAAGATTGAGGACTTAACAAGGTTCGTATTGGTAGGCAGGGAGAAAATGGTATCGGTTCGGGCAGAGATACGCGCCATTAATAAACTGGGCTTAGGCAAAGAGGTTCGTCAGCAGAAACTTGACGAGGGGCAAATGATAGCCGAGGCTTTGCTTGATGCCGAGGTGCGGTTGGGAGAACTGACGCGGGAGATACCAAAATCAGAAAGAACAAGGACTGACCTTCTGCCCGACAGCGTTGTCGTGCAGACAAAAACAAAAATCTTGAATGACCTCGGGTTCAACCCCAAGCAAGCCGAAAGGTTTGAAACACTTGCCAAGCATCCCGAAATAGTAGCACAGGCAAAAGCCGAGGCGAGAGAAGCGGACGATATGGTCAGTCGTTCACTTGTGCTTGAAAAGATAAAAGCGAAACAGCGTGAGGGCTTAAAGGAAATCGTTGCAAACTCTGTATATCCGACCGCTTCAATCGTTGGCGAATATGACGTAATTTACGCAGACCCGCCGTGGCGATATGACTTTTCGGAAACCACATCGCGCGACATTGAAAACCAATACCCGACAATGGCGATTGATGACATTAAGGCAATGAAAGTGCCGAGCGCAAGCAATGCGGTACTTTTGTTATGGGCTACTGCACCAAAGTTGCGCGAAGCACTTGATGTAATGTCGGCGTGGGGATTTGAGTACAAGACCTGTGCCGTGTGGGACAAGGTGAAAATCGGCATGGGCTATTGGTTTAGGGGACAGCATGAAATGTTGCTCATTGGCACAAAGGGGCAATACTCGCCGCCGCCGCCAGAATTGCGAATATCGTCTGTTTACACAGAGGCAAGGCGCGAACATAGCGCAAAGCCCAAACACTATTACGACATGATAGAAACCATGTTCCCCGGGCGCTCATATCTTGAACTTTTTGCGCGTCAAAGGAACAACGATAAGTGGGAAGTGTGGGGAAATCAAATTGAATGATTTTGTCACAGACCTTGCTTATTCGATAGAAACGCAAGACGATGACGAACTCAACGCTTTTTACAAGGCAGCGTTTCCTCTTGCTGAAAGAGTTGAGTTTTGCGCGGATATGGAAAATCAAAGGCGCGGCGTTGACAAAGTTGTCTATTTTAAAAATGGTCGAACCGTTACGGTTGACGAGAAGAAAAGGCGCAAGGATTACGGCGATATACTGCTTGAACTTTACAAGAATAAGGAAAGAGGTTTTCCGGGTTGGTTGTTTTATTCGCAATGCGATTATATCGTGTATGCGATTTTGAACAGCAGAAAGATATATCTGCTTCCAGTATTGCTTTTGCAAATGGCGTGGAAACGCAACAAAGCGGAATGGTTGAGCAAATATCCGAGGAAAGACGCGCAGAATACCAACTACACAACGGAAAACATACCGATACCAACAAATGTATTGCTCAATGCAATAAGGGCAGAAATGGAACATTAAGGGAGGTGAGAGGGGTTGCCTGAGAACAGGGCTAAAACAGGTCAGTTTGTAAAAGGCAAAAGCGGCAATCCCGGCGGCCGCCCTAAAGTGCCCGAACCGTTCAAGGAGTTGGTACAGAGCAAGTCCGTGCCAGCCCTTGAGCGGATTATCGAGATTATGGAAAATCCGGCAAGCAAGCCCGGCGATGTGTTCATGTGCGCTAAGTTAATCCTTGAGTACGCCAACGGCAAGCCAACCGATAACATGAACCTAACGCATGGGTTTGTCGGTGACTTTAGTTTTGAGATGTGCGAAGATGATGACGATTAAGGCAAGGCGTAAATATGTTAACTACGCATATTACGATTACCTTGACGATGACACACGGACACAAATCTTTTTCGGCGGTGCCTCAAGCGGCAAATCGTACTTCATTGCACAGCGCATTGTAGCCGATACCGTGCGTGGCAGAAACACGCTTGTCTTGCGTAACGTTGCCCGAACCTTGCGAGGCTCTTGCTGGAATGAAATCGTCAAGGCAATAAGCAAGGTGCCATATAAACAATGGTTCAGCATCAGCAAGACTGAAATGATTATCACCGCAACAAACAACGGCTCCCAAATCCTATTCAGCGGGTTGGATGACAGCGAAAAAATAAAATCCATCACCCCGGCCAACGGGGTTCTCACCGACATCTGGATTGAAGAGGCGACAGAAACGTCATATGACGATCTAAAGCAACTTGAAAAGCGTCTGCGCGGCGAGTCCAGGCACCCAAAGCGCATCACCTTATCATTCAACCCGATTTATCGAGAGCACTGGCTGTTTAGGGAGTTTTTCGGCGGCTGGGTAGACGGCGCAACGGAGTATCACGGTGACGGGCTATCAATCCTCAAGACAACCTTTCGTGACAATCGCTTTTTAACAGAGGATGACCGGCTTGCCCTTGAGAATGAAAAAGACCCCTATTACAAGGCGGTTTATTCTGAGGGAAATTGGGGTGTGCTCGGTGACGTGATCTTCCGCAACTGGCGCACGGAGGACTTGAGCGAGATGAAAAATACAGCCGACAAACTTTACTTCGGCCTTGACTTTGGATTCAGTTCTGATCCGTGTGCTGTGGTTAAACTGCACTATGACAAGGCACACAAGCGGATATACATACTGGACGAAATCTATGAGCGGGGGCTTACAAACACGGCATTAGCCCCTGTTTTGCGTGATTTTTGCGGCAGTCAGTACATCACCTGCGATTCAGCGGAGCCTAAATCAATCAAAGAACTGCAAAACATGGGCATCAGGGCGCTGGGCGCTAAAAAAGGACCGGACAGCGTCATGCACGGCATCCAGTGGCTCCAAGGGCATGAAATCATCATTGATAACAAGTGCCAGAACGCAAAAAATGAGTTTCAACTATACCAATGGAAAAAGGATAGGGACGGCAATTCGCTCCGTGTGCCGGAGGATAGAAACAACCATCTGATTGACGCGATACGCTACGCCATAGAATCAGAAAGCACCGCCCGATATGCGTCAACGATGAACCTGAAAGGATTGTGAACTAATGATTACACGGGACAAAGGCATGGTCCTTGACAGGGACAGCATCAATGATTGCGTGAAACAGTTCGACTTAGAAGCGAACAGGCTGGCGCAACTGCATGAGTATTATGTCGGCTTGTCGGAGGTCACGAACCGCACACGCACGGCGGGGCTGCCGAACAATCGGCTGATGCACGCGTACCCGCAGTACATCGCTACCATGACAAGCGGCTACCTGATCGGCGACCCTGTGCAGTACATGTCCGAGGATGACGCGGGGCTTGAAGCGCTCACAGACGCATATGACGCGGCTGATGTGCAGAGCATTGACGCAGAGATCGCGTTGCACCAAGCGATTTATGGCCGGGGCGTTGAGTTGGTTTATGCTGACAGTCAGGCGAGGCCGAGAACAACGGCCATCGACCCGCAAAATGCTTTTGTGGTGTACAGCAACGATGCGGAGGGCTTGCCCTTGTTCGGCGTTCATCGGCTGGTAGAGGTCAACAGCAAGGGTGAAGCGAATGTAACACGCTACACGGTGTACACGCCGGGCGAAGCGATTGAGTACGCTGTTGGCACAGGCGGAGCGGTAGGCGCTGAAACGTCCAGAATGGCGCATAATTTCCCTTATGTCCCGATGGTGGAGTACTGGAACAACAGCCTTCAAACGGGCGATTTTGAGCCTGTTATGAGCCTTATAGACGCATATGACATCCTGCAATCAGATCGCGTCAATGATAAAGAACAGTTTGCGGATGCGTTGCTTGTGCTCACAGGCGTTGTCGGGTTGGACGCGCCCGCAGGTGACACACGCACGGCGGCGCAGAGGCTAAAGCAAGAGGGCACGCTGTCGCTCCCTGACCCGCAAGCGAAAGCGGAGTACCTCATCAAGTCACTATCAGAGGCTGACACTGAAATCTTGAAAGACGCAATCAAATCAGACATCCACAAGTTTAGCCATGTGCCGGATATGACGGATGAGCAGTTTGCGGGCAATTCAAGCGGCGTGGCGATGAAGTACAAACTGCTTGGCCTTGAACAACTGACGAAAATCAAAGAACGGTGGTTCAGAGAGGGCTTGCGCTGGAGACTGCGGCTGTTTGCGTCATTTTTAAGTTTGAAAGGCTCGCCAAAACTGGATGCTGATGCGGTTCAAATGATGTTTAGACGTTCTTTGCCCGTCAATGACCTTGAGATCGCCCAGATGGTGCAGATGTTGTCCGGCATGGTGCCCGCTAAAACGCTTTTGGCGCAAGTGCCGTTTGTCGAGGATGTGCAATCAGCGTTTGACGAACTTGAGCAGGAGAAACAGGCGGGCATAGCAGCGCAAGCGGCGGCGTTCGGCGCGATGGCAATCCCGCAGGGGGAGGGTGAGGATGAAACTGCTTGAGGGCGACTGCCTTGAACTGATGCAGATGATGCCTGACAACACCATTGATTTGACAGTAACATCGCCGCCTTATGATAACCTGCGCGCCTATAACGGCAACATTTCACAATGGACATTCGAGAAGTTTCAAGGCATTGCAGAGCAACTATATCGAGTGACAAAACAAGGCGGTGTGGTTGTTTGGGTTGTAGGAGACGCAACCATTAAAGGGAGCGAAACGGGAACATCATTCAGACAGGCTCTTTACTTCAAAGATATTGGCTTCAACTTGCATGACACAATGATTTATAAGGCGCCCGGAACTGGGGCCAAAGGAAGCAACCTTTGTTACTGGCAGACGTTTGAGTATATGTTTGTGTTGTCAAAAGGAAGACCGAAAACGGTAAACCGATTAAGGGACAAGCCAAACAAAAAAGCAGGGGCAAAATGCACCTCAAATAAACAGGCGCGTGAATCAGTTGGAACAAGGCTACATCCAGAGGGCGGGACAATAGTTGCTGAATTCGGCATAAGAGATAATGTTTGGGTGATCGCAAGTGGGAATGGGCATGGAGACTATACTGGTCACCCTGCGCCGTTCCCCGAGCAACTTGCCAACGACCATATCATTTCATGGTCAAACCCGTCCGACGTTGTGCTTGATCCATTTATGGGTAGTGGTACAACCGGAAAAATGGCAATACTGAATGGCCGCGACTTCATCGGCATTGAACTTGACGCAGACTATTTCAAAATCGCTGAAAGACGGATTGCCGAGGCGCAAACAAAATGCAAACAATTAGAATTGGTGGTGTGACATGGCCTCAAAATACTGGGAGCATCGAGCAGCCCTCCGTCAAGCCGCCTATGACAGAGCCAATAACCAGACTGTCGCAACGGTGACAAAAGCCTATGACAGGGCGATGAATCAACTTGACATTGACATCGATAAAATCATGGCAACGTACACTCGCAAGACAGGCTTGACAGCCCGCGACGCATACGCGTTTCTTCGTGATGGGGTGCCGCCCGGCGTGATGGATGACCTGCGGGCAAGGGCAGCGGCAATCACGGACAAGACGCAGGCGAAGCAACTCGGCGTGATGTTGCGCACAGACGCGTACAGGGCCAGAATCAGCCGTTTAGACGCTATCAAAGCAAGTACGAGGGTTGGGTTGTCCGAAGCCGCAGAAGCCGAATTAAGGGCCATTACGCCCCATTTAAGGCATACTGCTGATCTTGCGTACAGCAGGACGATGTTTGACATACAAAAAGTCACTGCGGGCTTTGAAATGGTCGGGGTGCCGCGCAAGGCGCTGGATACGATCCTCAAGTCAAAATGGTCTGGCATGAACTATGCCCAATCGGTCTGGGCGAACCGTGATGCAATGGCTGGGGTACTCGACCGTGCGCTCATGGAGCAAGCGAGCATGGGCAAACTGTCGCAGATTACTTTTGACAACGTGCGGGGCATTGTGGACAGCAAAGCCTGGGCGGATAAAGTAGCTGCGGGCATGAAGTCCAAATTCAAAAGCGAAATGCAGTACAGCAAGTACGCGGCAAATCGTTTAATCCGCACAGAATCGGCGTATGTGGCCGGGCAGACAACAGCAGTCGCCTATGATGAGTGCGAGATTGAGCGTTACGAGTTCATGGCTACGCTGGATAACCGCACATCGTCAAAATGCGCGGGTAAGGACGGTGAAATATATGTCACGAAAGACAAGGAGGTGGGCGTTAACTGGCCGCCGCTTCACCCCCATTGCCGTTCAACCACTGCCCCTGTCATTGATGGGCTTGTCAGAGAGAACTTAACACGGGCGGCGAGGGATAAGGACGGGAAATCAGTCTATGTGCCGCGGGATATGGACTTTTCGCTTTGGGCTAAATGGCAGAAAGACGGCGCGCCAGCAGATGTACAGGCTTGGTTGGATAAAAGACAGTAACAGATACAGTAACAGATACAGTAACAGACTACAGTAACAGTTGTATCCATAGGGTATGGATACGGTATGGATACGGTATCGGTATGGTATATATCCCATAAAGTCTGGTTATCTCAAAGCACTCAAACGGGTGCTTTTTGATTGGTCTTCAACGTTGCAGACCTTAAACAGCAATGGAATCGAGGACGCTCGTAAAACGGAGGTTATTATGGCAGACACAGAAACCACGGCAATCGAAACCACGGCAACAGCCGAGGAAACCACGGCGGTTGAAACGCAGACCACGCCGACTGCAAAGACTTTTACGCAGGACGAACTCAACGCGATCTTGGACAAGCGGCTCAAGCGCGAACGAGATGAAGCAGAGAAGCGCACACAAGCCGCCATCACCGAGGCGCAGAAACTCGCCAAAATGAGCGCAGACGAACGCGCAGAGCACGATAAACAGGCGCACGAAAAGGCGCTTGCTGATCGGGAGGCTGAAATCACGAAGCGCGAACTGCGGGCAGAGGCTAAATCGCAATTAAGCGACAAGGGTCTGCCGATTGAACTGGCTGAAATCCTGCCCTACACGGACGCAGACACAACCAATGCCGCCATCGTGGCAACCGAGAAGGTATTCAGGGCGGCGGTAGAAAAAGCGGTCACAGAGCGGCTGAAGGGCAACGCGCCTAAGGTCACTCAAGCGGCTGCGCAAGTGTCCTCACTCGAGGATGAAATCAGAAAAGCAGTTTTTGGAAAATGAAAGGATAGATAATTATGGCTCTTACTTTAGCACAGGCACAGCCCCTCTCCCAGAGCAAACTCAGCAATGTGGTTGTGGACGAGTTCCGCAAGTCCGCACTGCTGGACAGGCTCATTTTTGACGATAACGCCACCTCAAATGGCGGCGCGTCTTTCACCTACACCTACAACCGTATCACGCAGCAGCCGACTGCGGCTTCCCGTCTGCTGAATGCCGACTATAACGATCAGGCCACGCTGACCGAGCAGGCATCGGCACGGCTTGGCATCCTTGGTGGGCGCTTTGGGATTGACCGTGCGCTTGCCGCAAACGAGCACAAGGTGGTCGACCTGATCAAGTTCCAACTGGAGCAGAAAGCCAAAGCGACTGTTGCGGAGTTCCATAACCAGTTCATCAACGGCAATTCAGCACAGAACCCTGAACTTGGCCAGTTTGACGGGCTTGACCAAATTCTTATTGGCGCGGACACCCAGGTGATTACCGCTGGCAAC